TTGCCAAACCTTCGACCGCACATTACAACAATAAAACGAGCATCGCATTCTAATATCTGTTGCTGATTGATATGTGGTTTTGGCAGTTCTAACCTCATAAAATAGTTTTACCCTCTACAAATACAACTTCAATTCTCGAATCTTGCTGAATATCCATCTGCTCTTTAGGTTTTCCGTACACTCTGGTAAGTAACGTGTCCATACTGTAAAGACTGCCATTTTTTAAACTTTTGTTCATCGCATTAGCAATCGTTTTTTCTAAGATCGTAGCATCCGGATGATCATATACGCCTTTCAATTCTTGGATAGTCATTGACATCATTACCTGGATAGTATCGTTGATCTCGCCAAGTCTGTAACCCTGCTCTTTCAACAAAGTCACATACTTGCGATCCTTACCTTTTGGGTTACCGCTTTGACCTTTTTTCCAAGGCGTTAAGTTTTGTAAATTTGGCATCTTCTTTATCTTTTAATTTGTTATCCCAGAACATTTCACACTTACCATCTTTAATAGGTACAACGCTAAACCAAGATTGCCAGTGTGACATTTCTGCGGTATGTCTATAACACTCATGTTTCATATCGCATCCAACTCCCGAACACATTGTAATATCTGCCATTCCCTAATAAATAGTGTATAATTTACTCCAAGTTGTCGGCAGAGATAAATCCCGAACTTTGAAATAGCCTTTAAGTTCAAAAAATAAATCCCATTCTGCTTGTGTTTTTATATTGATATGTCCCCAAGGTATATCATTATCTGTTTTCTCTGATGTGGAACTGAATAAAACGTACTTTGGGGCAATGATATTAAACAAAGAATCCAGTTCCTCATTTGTCATGTGTTCCGCAGTTTCAATAAAGTGCAGCAAATCGGTTGTAATCGGATTTTTTAATATGTGAATATGAGGTACATGCTCTTTCATGTAATCCCTATGCGCTTTAAATACCTCAAAGGCTTTTATATCATACCCTGCCTGATGATAAGCATCTGCATAAACTCCAGTTCCGGCACCATAATCCAGTACTGTTTTAATTCCTAAGTCTTTAATCTGCTCAACAGTTAATCGTGCTAACTCTTTAAAATCAGGATTGTGCATTCCGATTCCGTTCTCTAATTCTGTTGCTAAAAATTCTTTGTCTGACATCATATTAGTGTTTCTTTTGGTAAAAATTGAGTACAATTTGTATGCCCGGCAGCTTGGCTCATTCTGTAATCTCTGCCTAATCCCTGAACTACTGCCATAAAACTGGACTGGTTACCGCTGACATATTTTGCACCGGCTTGTAATTGCGCGAGTTCTAAATAATCCCTAATCTCATACCTTTCAATCAAATGCTTGTAAGGCTCATACTGCGATTCAAAACCAACAAAATAAACCTTATCGGAATTGTCCTTTAAAAAGTTTATCTCTGCAACCCAGTCCGTATAGTCATTTCGATATCGTTCCGTTACATTTATAAAGCTATTATTTGAGATTATCGGCTCAACTTTTAACCAGCCTTGCTTCCACGTTTCATCTATTATATGGAAACTCTGCAAATGCAGCTGAACTAAATGAGTTAAATGCAAATGATCATTATTTCTGAACTTATCTAAATCATAAACTGTACCAGAAATTTCTCTGCCTTTTTTAACTTCGTGAATATACTCCTGAGATTCCAACAATGGCAGAATCGTATTGTACAAATCATCTGGTAAATTGACATTGAAAATGCCTCCGCCTAATGCCTTAATCGTAGGCATAGCATAGATCACATCTCCAGTTGCGCCGCTATGGTAAAAGTTGTTCATTTGTCTATTTCTGAAAGTTTTCTCTGCGCCCAAGCAATACCCTCATCGCCTCCCCATGCTAACCACATCAATGCACCGCAATCTGTTTTTGGATCTCCCTTTGAATTTTCACGATGCCTCTCAAAACTTGACATTCTGGCGATCGTTTCTCTGCTGATGTTTTCGCCTTTAGCAATCTGATTTGCCCTTGTCCAGCCGACTAAAGTTCCGCAACCTTTGTCGTTTTCCTTCTTAATATTTAAGGCTCTCCGCGCATTGGCTTTCGCCGCTTCTGGATAGTCATTGTAACTATCAACCATTGAAACTCTGATCGCCGCCCAGACTGACTGCGCTTTTTCCTCTGTGTCAAAGATACATGCACCGGATCCAATCCGATACTTTCCGTTACTGCATTTAATTACTGGCATATAATTTATGATAAATAGCAAACCTTCGCTTATTTACTTCGTGCAGATTGAAATGAATATTACAATAATCGTAAAGATCATTCCCGTATTGGATCCTGGCATCCTGATCAAAAGTTAATAACCGGATCCAGTTGTACCAATCCTTCTGCGAGTTCACATAACAGACTGGCAAATCTTTGTACGGATGCACGTTGCTCACAATCGCTGGATTCTTTTTTGATGCGGTTTCCAAAACCTTGAGGTTTGATTTCATCATGTTGAATCTATTATCTACCAACGGAATCAGACTAATATCAGAGTCGCAATAGGCTGCCATGTATTCGGTAACCTGATTGTAATTGTAGATAGTCGGGTTCAGTTTTAATCCATTGGTAAACGCGGAAATCATGCCATCCCAAATATGTTTTTCGCCTTCATTATAACCAGCAATCACAGTACGAACTGGAAAGTTTATCCGCTTCATTGGGTTGCGCAGAATGTTCAAATCCTTGCCATGTGTACCGGATCCAGACCAGAATAAACGCACCAGATCCGAAGGCTTTTTATCTAAAATAAACTGTTCCTCTCCAAAAGGAATTGCATTTGGCAATATCTCCACGTTTGGATTTAGCTTGTATATCTCATCCGCTAATCGTTCATGAGTGCAAGTGCAGAGATCCGCAATCCTAATCCAGTCTATTATTTGCTCGGTTACTTTGTTGGCTTTGTAGCTTTCATAAAGAATATGCGAAGGATCCAAATGCCAGTAGTCATCATTATCAACTACCAATTTAAACCCATGCTTTTTGCGCCAAGCATCCATCTGATCTGGCGTTATGTTTGCCAACATCCGATTCATAACCACGATATCATAATTGCCCTCAAAGGTTTCATCGCTTATTGTATCGGTCATCAAGCAGTAATCTTTTTGCATGTTTGCAATCGGCATCATTATACGATGGTAACCTACTCCGCTTGTTTTGCTTGTAATTGCGAGTATTCTCATTGTTTTTCAAACCATTTGTAAAGTCGCATAATCATGTCGTACTTACAATTTCCGCACCAAACGGAAAGCAGAAAGTTAGGATCCAGATACAATCTGTAAATATGCTCATACATCTGAAGTACCGGCAAATCTAAATTCCTGATATAGCCATTCTTTGCGCATTCGTAATTGTTTTCATTAGCAATTAGCCAATCCCGGTGTTCTTGTTTCATTTCCATAAACTCCACATTAATTTGGTTACAATCGGCGCACAGAACCCAGCGATAAAAATAGTGCTGGTAATTTCTTGAATCAGTTCTGGTGCATAGTAATGTAATGGCGCTGACCAGGCAGCCAGACAACTTCCGCAATTAAAAGGCTTGAAATTAATTTTCCATCTAACATGAAGGTTATGGATCTCCGTAAAAAATAATGATGCACAGATAGCGGTTATAATTGATAAAATCATTTTTTGATATTCTTTTTAATCTCAGCTTTAGTCTTATTGATTGATCTGACAATCGACATATAAGGGATCCCAGTCTTTCGGCTTAATTCTTTCGCATTCTTTTTAAAATCTAAGGCGTATAATTTGAAAAGTTCCCGGTTGTACCAATGAAGGTTCTGCAAATGTAATTCTATTTTTTGATAAGATTCCTCTGGATCCGATTCCACGCTTGGAACCTCCTGATCATTCTCCAACAGTTCTGTATAGTTTCTGTAATTCTTAAAAAAATTGCTTCGGTCACTTTTGATCATATTGAGCATAATCCGAACCATGTAATACTTCAGTTCGTTCCTTTGGTACAAGCCAATCAACTTCTCCTCCTCCATTTCGCAGAGGATTAAAAACACTTCGGATTTCAAATCCGCTTGTAGTTCGACTGGCTGCATCTTTTCAAATGCCTCATTGACTGATTTTGATTCCCAAAATTCAGTTATGATTTCGTTCCTAAGCATTTATTTTTTTCACTGCTTAACCACTGCAAATGTATATCCTTTAAAAACTCTTTAAATTCTTTTTTATCTCCAAATTTCTCATGGCATTTCCTGCAAACTGCCATCAAATTATAAATATTCTCAGGCTCTTTAGTTCCACCCATTCCTCTACATTCTATATGATGAATATCTACTGCCTGATCCTTGCATACCTCGCATGGTATAAAATCAGATTCATCAAAGCCAAAGTACGTTAAATATAATTTAGTATGCTTTTTCACTAATCTAAGCCTTTAAATGCTTTAAGCGGATAAAATATTAAACTGTTTCTATAACCTCCTTCATGAGTAGGTATTATTGGAGTTACCCCATGAACGTTTCTCCAGGCTGGGTAAACAAGTATTGAATTATCTTGCTGACCGATTGTAGCTGCATAATCCGGAATATTTAAATCTCCTCCTTTAGAATTATGTTTTTTACAAATAATTACGTTTATTGCTCCTACTATATTTTGGGTATCTCTATGAAAAGGTGCTGAAATATTATAGTTTGAAATTGAACTTGTGAATAGATTTGCAAATCTCCATTTTTCTGGTACGTCTTTAAATAATTCTATTTGCTGCTCATATTGTTTTGGCAGTATTTCTTTTATTAGTTGCTCACTTTTTTGAGCCAAAAGCAACATTGATTTTATAAATGTTTCCGATTTTTTATTTAAATGAACGCTTGAAATTGATGGATATGGTCTTGACATATGAGGCTTTGGTGGTATACTACCAATTATTGCACTTAACTGCTCAACTTCATTTTTATATTTAAAGTTGCCAGTTTTTTCGTCAATGCCATCGCCTGTTCTTCTTGTTAATAATGTTTTTTTTACATTTTTACTCCTAAATTCAGCGTTTGCCAAATCAGCCAATTTACACATTTTATCAGGCATCTTTGTAAGATAAAAACCTATTGGTTCATCATCTGCATAAAATATACAATCCTCAGTTATATTTGGCTCTATAAATTCACATAAATCTCCGATCTTTACATTATGTTTAATTTTAACTAAATCAACTCTTTTCATATTAGTATTTCGTTTTTTCGTTTGGAATTAAGTTTAATTTTATTTTTCCATTTAGCAAATAGAATTTTAATATTTTTTTGTTCTTCTTGTTCTGTTCTATAATCTACAGCACCGCCTTTATTTTTGTAATGCTCAAATTCAAATAGGTATTTTTGATAACGAAAACAATTTTTATATTTTGCTAAATGTTGCAGTGTATAATCATAATCTTCCTTTAATGTTAATAAAGTATCAAACCTCAAATCGTTTGGTTTTATAAACAACATATCCCCTATGCAAAAAGTGTTTTTTGATATTAAACTTTTAGCAAAAAAATCATTCGAAGTTGGAGGTATTCCCATTAAATAAACGCCATCTACTTTATTAAAAATATTTACCAATTCTGATATTGCAAAATCTATATCAACTTGTTTTTTTATAGAAAAGTTTTTATTGGTAGTAACTTTCTTTAAATCATCAGATAATTGAACGCATATTTTATTTTCATTAAAAGCCATATCCAATGCAGCATTTCTGCTTTGCATTAAAGAACCAGTTTCAAAAACATTTTTACATCCGTATTTTTTATAAAGGTGTTTTTCCCCTTTCTTTACACAAAATATATATTTACTTTTTTGTTCAGCATTAAAATTTAGTTTATCATATCTACCAGCTGAAATTACATAAACATTATAATTCATATCTTTTCTCTTTCAGCTTTTAAATGTTCCATAATCATTCCGCCAACGTAGGCTTTACGTTCCCTCCAAAACTTAACCATTTCATAAGCCTCCTCATAATGCTCTGCTTCAAATTCAATCTGGATTGCTTTTTTTACTCCGTTAGTCATATCATCCA